AAATATTGTAAAAGCTACTCCTATATCTCTTGTAAATCCATCATACACAAAAAATTCTTCACCACGACCCATATAACGATATGGACTCCATTTAGCTGTCATTCCATCATCAAAACTATCTATATATGCTCTAAAAGCTAATACATCTGTGTTTACTATATAACCATTGTCTGTTTGAGCACCTAAAACATTATTATTTAAAAATTCAATTCTAAATTTAATTAAGTCTTTACCAAAATCTCCATCTACTATATTTTTTACTTCTGTAGATATAGCGTCAGTAACTTCACTTGTTTTTTTATTTTTATTATCTATATAAAATACTTTACTATTAACAATTTTAATAACGTTAATAGAGTCAACTTTACTAGGTGTAGAAACACCTAATTTAGCTTCAATATTATTATTAACATCATTAATACCATATAATGGAGATGTTTCTAAAACAGAAGTTAAGTTAACTGCGTTTGTTACTGGATCAACTAAAGCTTTAGTTTGTTCACCTAGTTCTTCATTTGTTAATGGTGTAAAACCATTTAATAAGTTTTTAAGTCTACCTGTTATATCACCAGTTCTAATTGTTGTTCTGTCAAAATAAGATCTAACAGTAGTTTGACCAATACCATAAACTGAATTAGGTCCTCCTAAATAACGATCTAAAACAATATTATCCACATTTGGATCAGTTGGAGATGTTATTTTAGAAGTATATCTAAGAAGTTTATTTCTAGCATCTTTATTGATAGAAAAATTATTTGTACCATTACCTAAACCGTCAGATCCAAAATTATTAAAATAAGCTACTCCACCTACAGGACTATCAACATCACCGCCATATTTTTGAGTATCTTGAACATTACCTAAAAGTCCTGGTTGGTCAAAGTGTAATCCAAAAGCAGTTCCTGCTACAGATAAAGCAGTACCAATACCAGTATATTGGCGGTTAAATCCACCTAATAATGGAGGAGGTGTATTTGGGTTTCCTCTCCATTCTAGTCTAGGATTAGATAATTGTAAACCAACTTGTTTAAGTAAAAATAAAACACCTCTAGCGTTGTTATCTGTTCCTCTTGTAACAAATCTTCCCAGACGAGATACATCTTGTCTTACTGCTAGAGCAACATTTAAAGCCCCACCACGTATAAATCCATCATCAGCTAATCTATATTGATTACCATCAGTTGGAATAGTTGGTTTTTGAGTATTAGTTACATTTGGAGCATTAGCCGTACCAGAAAAACTACCATTATTATTGGTGTTATTATAGTATGGAGCATAACTGCTCCAGTTATTATTTAGAGTGATAAACGGCATTCACTAATTTTATTTTAGTATCTACCATCACGAGGACCTTTATCTCTATAAACTCCACCTAAAGATGGATAGTAAGGTCTACCAGCAAAGTTATCCGGTACAGACACTGGAGGATTTGATTGAGGGACTAAGAATGAACCTTGTACTCTTCCAGTTAACAAGTCTTGAGAGGCTTGTAAAGCATTAGAATTAGCTAAAGCTTGAATGTTTGAAGTTGTACGTTGTCCTTCATTTTCAAAGTTAGGACCAGGTTGTCCTTGTAAACTTAAACCCTGAGGTGTAGATCCATTTAATTGGTTTCTTATTGACATTTTGTTACGTTTTAATGTTTGATATAAATATGTTAAGCAAATGAGTTAGGTGCACCATATTGTGATTGGGCTGTCTGAAGTCGTAAAATAGCATCAGTACCTGCGTTAACTGTCACTGGTCTTGATGCTAAATCTGCTATACTTCTTGTCATAGCTTCTAATTTAGATTCTACACCGCCAGTTAAATTAATTGAATCCACTGGGCCTGATATTACATCATTTCCTCTAAATAGATTTGTACCGGCAATTACAGTATCATTATTGTTTAAAGCATATGATCCTTTAGGTGTTATTAATGTTCTGTCACCATAACCAGAAAACATATCGTCTGCTTTGGCACTACCTACAGAAGACATAATAGCTGCTGTTAATACACCTCCTAAAGCTAAACCAGCTAAACCTCCAGTGAGTAATGAAGCAGGACTACTGAAAGCTGCTCTCCAACCTGATGCTATAGCTGATCCTATTTCTAATGCCTTTAAGGCTCTAGCTGCTTTAATTAATGATCCAAATCCAACTAAAAGTTTAGTTATACCACTAGCAGCCAAAACACCAATAATTGTAGCTATACCACCTGTTGAATTTAACATCTCAGCTATACTACCAACCATTTGTCCTAGTGGACCTTCAACTAAACCAGCAATAGTTTCTTTTAAACTCTGGAATGTTTTTTCTAATTTTTCAGCTGAAGCTTGTTGTTGTAAACTTACAACTAAAGAATCTTGTTCACTTAATCCTCTTTCACGAGCTATTCTAAGTTGTTCTTCAGCTGTTTTACCTGTTACATCACCTAACTTATTAAAAGTTTCTTGTTCAGTTAACATACCTGCTAATTCTTCTCTTGAGAAACCAAGAGCCTTAGCTACAGCTTCTTGTTGTAATCTATTCATTTTGTTGAACTCATGAATGTTACCTGTTTGTTCAGCTATAGCATTCATGTATCCAACTTGATCATTATTTAAAGCTGCTTCTCTGGCTTTTTCTAAGTTAATAGCTTTACCAGTTAATAATTCAGCCTCAAGTTCATTTTGAATTGATGATTCAAAGTTTAAAAGTGATTGAGCTGAAGCATCCATTTTATCTAAACTAGAACCTAATGATTTTGCTTGTACTACTGCTTTAGCTAACGCTTCTGGATTTTGTTTAAAATTAGCTAATGTAGCTTTACTTAGTTTTCCTATTTCAGCAAATACTTGTTTAGCATTAACTTGTATTCCAAATTGTCTTTGTGCTTGAACAATACCAGCAGCTATAGTTTTATTTGTATCACTTAATTCTTGATTATTTAAAACTCCTAACTTATATATTTGAGTAGATTCATCTACTTGTAATCCCATTTGTTCAGTCATCTTGGTTAACTCATGATAAGTTTCTCCACTTAACTGAACTTGTAATCCTAAAGATTCAGCAGCTGCAGCCATTGATTTAGCATAATCCGCTCCAGTGAATGTTACATCACCCATTTCGCGGCCTACACTCTTAGCTTCACCAATTAATACTTTAGCTTGTTCTGTACTAGTACCTAATGATCTTCCTAAACCAGCTACTTGTTTATTTACTTCTAAGAAACCACTATATAAATTTTTTAGATCATTACCTAATGAACTAAATGCTTTTTTAGCTATTGAACTATACACAGCTAAACTTGTAGCTGGATCATTTAATGCTCTTTTTAGTCCATCAAATAATGTACTAGTTGCTTTTTTAAATGCTGCGTTTAAATCACCTGTACGCTCATATTCTTCTTTTAATTCTTCATTAGCGGCTTCAAGATTCATAACTTGGGTAAAAGCACCTAACCCAAGTTTATCCATTAACCCAGCTGCTCCTTGTAATACTGCTCCTCTAATATTAAGTTCCTTAGTGATATTTTTTTCTTTCTCTAAAGAATCACTTATTTTTTTACCTAATATTTCTTCAATTTGGAGTCTATCGTATCCTTTAGCTACAGCTTCATCATATTCTCTTATTAAATTTCTTTCTAACTCAGTTTCAGCTCCTTTAGCTTTAATAATATCAACAGAGTTAAATAAGATATCTTTATTTTTCTTAAATTTTTTCTGTAAGTTTTCTAAATCCTTAGCACTTAATTTATTAATACCTTCTTGATGACGAGCTAAGTCATCTGCTATAGTATTTAACTGTTTAAATGCTACAACTCCTTTATTAGCGTTTACATTTAATCCTTTTACATCACCTAAAACATTGGCAAAAGTTTTGGCTAAATCACGAGTTGAAAAAGCCATCCTATCAAAATAGTCATCAGCTACACGAGCAGCCTCAGCTAAAGCTACTTGATCTTCTCTAAGTGTCTCAGTATTTTTTCTAATAGTATCAACAGAGAAGCCCATAGCCTTATAGTACTCTTGTACTCGTCTAATGCTGGCTTCAAATTCTTGTTGCCTTCTTAACTCTTCTGGAGTTGGTGCTGCCATTTAAAAATATTAAGTTTTACCGTGTATAAATATTAAAACGCCCTATTTCTTGGGCGTTTTTGCTGATGTTGTGAAATCAGCCTGAGGTATATTAGGTCTGGCTACTTGTTTATTATTACTAAGTGTTGTGCTTTTACTTTGTGTTCTTTCATATTCTTCGTTTTGTTTTTCAATGTAATCATTGATTTTACGAATATGAAATTTACGCATTTGTATAGGCATATTATACACCTCACTATAAATAAATCCACCATTTCCATGATAAATTAAATCATGGACTTCAGTCATGAATATAGGCTTATAAGCTGGTATCAGGCCAAAGAAAGTTAATTCCAATTGGTAAATTGACGCCCTCCACAACGTCACCACCTGGTGTAGTATAATTAAACTTTAATGGAAGATCTGGTTCAATTTCTTTATATTTTTTTCTTAAAGCTCTTGAATCACCTACTAACATAGAGTCAGCAAATTTTCTAATATCTTCTTGTTCTCTACTTCCATTAATTGAAGTAATCATATGTTTTAAACGTGTTGTGATATCATAAGAACCATTTGGATTAACACGTTTTAATCCTTCAACTTCTTTATCAATTCTTTTTTCATCACCATGAGTTAATAACTTAAAAGTAACAATAGTTTTACTTGGTAAAGTTAATTCAAACTCATTTTTACCTTGTTTTAAAACTGAATGTATTGGTTTAGGATCAAGTAATGACAAATCCACAGTAACATTTTGTTTAATTCCTGTTTCTGGGTCATCATATTCAAACTCATAATCTTTACCATATCCTAAAATACGAGCAGCTATTAATAAGGCATTCTTATCACCAATTAATAAATCATTATAACTAATAGGAGTAACAATCAATGATTGTAATAACTTATCAATTACAATACCTTGTTTAATAAAGTTAACATTGGTTAAAATGTCTTCTTCTTTAGCAGTCATGTACTTCATTTCAAGTACACCTTTAGATAATGGAGAGTCAGGTGAGTAAGGTAAACCTTTTGATGGTAATTCTACTTGTTCAGTTGGAAACTTTAATTTTTCTTCCATAACGTATTTATTGTTTTATATATATAAATATACAAAGATAAAAAAAGCCGTCCAAAAGGACGGCTCTTTAAAATATGTTGAACTGAATTAGTAGTTCAAGATACAGTAATCCATAGCGATTGTGGTAGTGATGCTTACATAAGCTTCATTTGCCCAATCATACTCACCAAAGTTAGCTTCTTTAACATAAGCACCTTTGATAATCCACTCACCTACTACATCACCAACTGGTCCTAAGATATCTAAACGTAAATCTTTTTTATAGAAATCTGAATATCCATCACGTCCAGTTACTGATTCGTGTGCTAAACGAGCCCATTCCATTACAGCTTGAGCACCGCTTGGGTTTACAGGATCATATAATTCTAAACTCATATCGTTCCAACGAACTTTACCTTTAACTTTACGGTAAACGTTGATATGATCTAATACAATTTCACCTGCGTTGAATGATGGTGTAGAAGCCTTTCTGATTAAATATGATGGAATACCACCGATGTACATCAAAAAGCGATTCTGAACTTTAGGTTCAAACGCGGTGAACATTATTTCATTTGGATCTAATACTGCCATTGTATTGTTATTTTATATAAATATTAATAATTTTGTTTTTTTATGAACCGAATTCTACACCAGTTGGTAAGATGTTGAAATCTAATAAGATAAATTCAGCAGTCTTAGTTGGTTGTAAATAGATCTGACCTACTAATTGGTTACGATCAATTACATCTGGAGTGTTATTTGATTCATCCATTACTACTTTAAATGCGTATAAACCTTGACGTTGTTGTACACTTTCTAAGTATGGAGTAACTTGAGCTAAGAACGCATTACGAGTTACAGCTGTATTTTGTTCGAATACTAAGTTTTCAGATACATTACCAATGTAACGCTTAAGAGCAATTAATAGACGACGAACATTGATACGATCTAAAGCACTAGCTTTTTTCTGTAATGTTTTCTGACCAAATGCAGCTACACCAATATTAGGGAAAGTAGCAATTGGATTAACTTTACCAGCATATAGATTATCACGATCTGTTGGAGATAATTTTCTTTCAGCTTGTAATACATTACCTAATCCACCTCTTGTTAAACCAGCTGGAGCAAACCATTCAGCACTTACATTATCATTAAATGCATATACACCTGGCATAATTGTTGAAGCTGGAACCCATACACGCTTACCAGTTTCTTGAGATATTACTTGAACCCAAGGCCAGTAAACACCAGCATAGTTAGTATCTAAACCAGCTGCTTGGTTAGTTACAGTTTTAAGTGTAACACCATATGGTGACAAGTCAGTGATGTAGAAACAATCACCTCTTTCTTCAGCTAAACTGATAAAATTACCTACTGCTGAAGAGTGTAATGATTGGATCAAACCTGGAGTAGCTACTAAATTGAAATCAAATTCATCTTTATTGCTTAATAAAGCAGAAGCTGTAGCATAGTTACCTTGAACTAAACCTTGAGTTGTTGAACCAATGTTAGTAAATAAAGTATTTCCAATATTATTTAAATCATCACCAGAGGCACCACCAAAAGCACCACCTTGAGAACCACTACCATTTACTGGGATTGATTGTGTGAATTCGTTTTTAGCGTTTCCAGCATTATCAAAATAATTTGGAGTTGTGTAATTAACTTGTTTTACACGTACATAGCGGCTATTGTTTGGATAGTCACCAGATACTTGAATATAATATTGACCATCAGCGTCTTTAACAGCAGTTTTTGATTGGTTACCAACAACAGCCTCTAAATAGTTAGGTTGATTTGGATCCAATGAAACATTAGAATATGTTTCTAAAACAATTTTACTGTTTTGATTGTCATTACCTTGACGAACTAATAATGTGAATGTACCACTTGAAGTATTAGCATTTTGAATTTCCCATCTTAAATTATCTGTTGAACCACTTATTAATGAATTATCAGATAAAATAGAACCTGAGTTGTTCATTAAAATACCAGTAGATAAAGTTTCTAATACAAATGTTGGTTGGCCACTACCATCAATACCACCTGTAAATGAATCACTAAGTGGGAAGAATGAATTTTCATAGAAATAATATTGACCAGCATACATTGTCCAACTGTTAGCCGCAGTACCAGCTGAAGAGGCACTAATAATT